AGATCAAAAAAAATATTAATCGTAGAAGGAATAACAGATGTATGGAGAATTGGTCCTGGGGCGGGAGGTACTTTTGGTATTGAATGGACACTATCCCAAGTCCGTTTAATAGCCTCTCGTTTTAAACAATTTGCTATCTTATATGATGATGATCCACAAGCCGTAGAAAAGGCTATAGAACTTTATCATAACCTAACTGGGTTTGGATTAGAGGGAGAGATTTTAACTTTAGATAAAAAATATCAAGACCCGGGGTCAATGCCACAAAATAAAGTGAAAGAATTAAGGGATTATGTAGGAATATGAAAAAACAAATAAAAGAACAAATTGATAAAATAAAAATATTAGCAAAAACTACATTAAATGACAACGGGCCTTTTAAAGCATCTATCGCTTTACACCCAGCAGAATTATCACTCATATGTGACATGGCAACTATAGGATTGGAGGTCATAGAAGTGAAAAATTGCAAAAAACACAATCAACAATATATGGATTTTTTAAAGCAATGTCCAATATGTGCTGGTGAAGAGATTCAAATTCAAAACGGTGACCCTGAAGTTATCGAACAAATAAAACATAAAGAAAAGCAAAGATATAAAAGAAGGGCAAAATTAATGACCAACCAAACCGGACCTGAACCTACTGCGGTAAGAAAAAAGGCTGTGACTAAGAAGAAAGCAAACAAACCAAAACCCAAAGTGAAATCTTTTTTTTAGTGTTTCTTTTCTTTGGTAAAAAATGCTTTTAATTACCTTAAATATAACATATAAAATAATTACTGGGTCTGGCCACCCAGCATTTCTATTGCCTTTTAACAGGCACTTCATAGTCTTCAGGCTCCCGAATCGAAAGAGGAGGGAGCCACTTTTTTGATTATGAAAGGTAGGAAGGAAAGAAGACCATGATAAAATATCTATTAAAAATATTGAAGGGGCGTAGCGCAGTTGGTAGCGCGTCGGGTTTTGATCCCGTGTGTCGTAGGTTCGAGTCCTACCGCCCCCTCCAAAATTTAAAGGAGTTTGTTTATGAATGGTACTTTACTTCGAGAAATACTGAGACATGGAAATTACATAACTATAAATAAGTTACTCATTAAAAGGTTGGGTATTGAGTGTGCTTATTTTTTTTCGCATTTAATTGAGATGCATAGTTACTTTGAACAAAAAAATGAATTAGACAAAGATAATGGGTTTTATTGTATCCAGGGTGACACCGTAGACATTTCCAGATACCAACAACGAAAATACATAAAAATCCTGGAAGAATATAATTTATTGGATATAAAACTTAAGGGTTTGCCGGCCAAAAACTACTATTACCTTAATTGGGACAATATAGAATTTTTTCTTGATCCAGACAATGAAATTGGTGAGGAGTCAAGAGGTGAAATTACTACGCAACAGGCCACAAAAAAACTACGCAACAACCCACGAAGTAACTTGGCGCCTATATATAATAAGATTAGAATTAGTAATATTAGAGAGAGTAATACTTTATCTAAAGAAGATAAAGTACCTAACGCAGGTCGAAAAAGACCTGCCCAGACTTTTTCTAAAGTTAGAATGGAAAAAAGAGTTAATCATACTTCCAAAAAAACCAAAGAAAAGTATAATCGTAAAAAAACTCCAAAACCAAAACCAAGAAATCACCGAAACTTACCAAATTACGTAGAAAGTATTTGGAATGCGGCGAACACCACTACAACACACCGACAAGGTACAAAGAGATGGAATGAAATTGTTTTTTACCTCAGCCAACTTATTGACGGGACATTTATGGAAGACAAACACTTCGATAAAAAGTTTCTTGAAACACTACCAAAAGAATTCTTAACCAAAAAATGGTCACCAAATGAAATTAAAGTAGGATTAGAATATTTAGTAAAATATACAACGGAAGGTTATTGGCCCTAAGAGAAAAAACAATTTAAATCCCTTCCGAAAGTTCTCTATAACGAAAATAGTGGTAAATCTATGTTTCTGAAGGCAATGGCAGACCCTCCCAAACCAATTAGTGAGTCTGGTGGAAAGCCAACCGACAACGATCCACAGGTAAATGCAATAATCAACTCAATAGTTAAAAATGTCTACAATAACAACGAATCTAATATCAATGGCGGATCTAACCAGATATTGTTTTTCGCCCGTGATATGAGTGAAACGTATAATAAATTAAAAAAAGACAGAAGGCTTTATCGTATATATCCTACACCGGCCATGTTTGCTAAAGAATATTTTGAGGGCTTAAATAACTGGGAAATTGAAAGGCCCAGTGTGTGCCTGAATAAGAACAGTAATTTATTTAAAAACTTTGTTGAATATGTGAAGGAAGCATAATACCAGGTTATCGAAAACAAAAACAAAAACAAAAACAAAGGTTAAAAGATGACTATCGTTGCAAGGCACAAGCCACCCGACAGCAGACTTGAGAGAAGAATTATTACAGCTATGATCACAAACGATAATTACTTGCGACAGGTACAAGAGATATATCGTAATAATTCACTCAGGCTAAAATACACACAAATAATAGCAAAGTGGTGTATTGAATATTATACTGAATTTAAAAAGTCACCGCAACGACACATCGAAGACCTTTTCCATAAAAAAACCAAAGTAAATTTTCCCAAAGAACAGGCTGACGAAATAGAAGATTTTTTGGTTGGTATATCCTCTGAGTTTGAAAAGGAAGGAAATACATTAAATGTTGATTTTTTGTTACAGGAAACGGAACAACATTTTAGGTTATGCTCATTAGATTCACTAAAAGTCGATTTATCCAAATCTTGTGTGTCTGGAAACGTTGAGCAAGGGGAAGCATTAGTTGGTGGGTATGAAAGAGTTGTAAGGCAACAAAACAAAGGCGTAGAACCACTAAAAGATCATCAGGCCGTAATAGATGCTTTTTCCGAAGATGAGGGAGATGTGATTTTACGACTGCCTGGTGCACTTGGCAACTTGATTGGTGATCTTGAAAGGCAATATTTGGTTTGCTTAGTAGGTAACACTGGCATTGGAAAAACATGGTGGTTATTGCAACTTGCATGGTGGGCAACATTAAGAGGGTATGATGTATTATTTGTTTCCTACGAAATGAACATCAAAAAACTAACAGTAAGAACCTACCAATGGGCCACGGGCCTTGTGATCCCAAAACACGCCGGTATTATACATAAGCCTGTTTGGGATTGCTTCCGTAATCAAATAGGCGATTGTTCTTTACGAGAAAGAGAAAATACTATTAAGTTATTTGATGTGAATAACGAAACCATGCCACATCCAACCGACTATCCGTCTGGTTATAGCCCATGCATTGCTTGTAAGGGTAAATATAAACAGTATGATCCAACTTCGTTTTTAGTTGGGGAAGAAAGAAAACCTCTAACGGTAGAAAAGGCTTTAAATAGTCAAAATAAATTTAAGAAATTTTACGCCCGCGCCGGAAAACTAAAGTTTGTTCAATTCCCCGCTGGTAGTCAATCTATCGATGATTTAAGATTGTTTATGCAAAACCTATACGATTATGAAGACTTCCTACCAGATATGCTACTAACTGATTATGCAAAGAAAATGAAACCAAATAGATACAGTGGTGAAAAAAGACATGATATCGTAGATATATTTGTGGATCATAAGGGTTTAGCACAAGAAAAAAACCTACTCGCAATTACTGGGCATCAAGGAAACACAATCAGAGATGGTAAAGATTTAAAACAAGGTAATTGGGCAGATGCTGTTGGTGGCTTACATGAGTGTGATGTTTCCATGTTAATAAACCAAAAGACTGAAGAAAAGAGAAATCAGATATATAGGGTGTCACCAGGCAAAGTACGTGATGACGAATTTGATGCCGCCGGACAAGCTATGGTTTTGTCGTGCCTCAAGATTGGTAGACCTTATTTAGATTCATTTAAAATGTATTAATTTTTTATATTTTTCTGTTTTTTTATTATAACTATTAAGGAGGTCGTAATGATTACTATAACTAAAATATTTACATTCGATGCAGCGCATAAACTGCCTTATCACAAAGGAAAGTGTCAACATCTTCATGGGCACACTTATAAACTTGAAGTGACGGTAAAATCTACCCGTTTAGATGATGGTATGATAATTGATTTTGGTAAGCTAAAAGAAGTGGTTAACATATACGTGTTAGATAAACTTGACCACGCCTACTTAAACAATCAATGGGATAATCCTACCGCAGAAATTATGATACATAATATCGCAGAAACTATTGACCGAAACCTGCCAGAGTTAGTAAGTATCCATGAAGTAAAATTATGGGAAACACCTACCTCTTATGCAACATGGAATCAATCATGATTGATAAAATAAGAGTTGCCGAAATATTTGAATCAATCGACGGAGAAGTAAATTGTTTTCATCAAGGCAGGCTAACTACCTTTGTTCGATTAGCTGGCTGTAATCTATCTTGTAAGTATTGTGACACTAAAAAATATCAATCACATGCTTCCGGTGATCTTGTTTTGATTAAAGATGTTGTAAAAAACATCAAATCAAGAGGCAATCTTAATCTAACAATTACCGGCGGAGAACCACTATGGCAGTTGGTAGAACTACATTCATTGCTTTCTAAACTACCAAATCACAAAATCACCATAGAAACAAATGGTAGTATTGATATATCACCATTTATGGGTCTGGCTAATTTTGTACTAGATTACAAGATGGATTATAAACATCTTATGTTGGAAAGCAATTGGAATTTTTTGTCAGATAATGATTTTGTAAAGATTGTGATTGATGACAATATTATCAATTATCCTGAAACCCACTCAAAAAGAATTCGCGATTTATGTGATAGAATAAAAAAAGCAAACCTGGGTATGGCTAAAATTGCCTTTAGTCCAGAGTATAGTGAAGACTACTATAAATACACAGACCGTATTCGTAGTTTAATTTCCTTCATGTCGAAATTAGAATTATTTGACGTTATATTAAATGTTCAATTACATAAAATAGTGGATGTGGCATAATGAAGGTAATTATAGCGGGTAGTAGAACTATAACAGACGAAAATATTGTTCGTGAAGCGTTGGGTAAGGCTGGCTTAAGTGCACAAGATATCACTGAGGTAGTTAGTGGGGGTGCAAAAGGTGTAGATTTACTCGGTAAAAAAATAGCTGAGTACCACGCCATACCAATCAAAAAGTTTCCGGCTGACTGGGATAAACATGGTAAAGCGGCCGGCGCTATTCGTAATAGTCAAATGGCCCAGTATGCAGACATGCTTGTGGCTGTTTGGGATGGCGAGTCAAAAGGCACTAAAGATATGATTAGAAAAATAAGAAACATGATGAAAGAATATTATGTGTATTTTGTAACGAAAGCTAATTAAATGAGACCAAATAATTATTATAAAAAAAAGAAAGTCTGTGAAGATTTATTAAAAGCAATAGAATTAGAAGCAAAAAAAGAACTTGCTCAAGAAAAATTTCGTGAACAAATCGATGCAATGAAGATCAAATTAAAAAACCGTAAAAAACATTGGTTCCCCTGGAGAATCAAAATTATTAATTTAAATGGAGGACGATAAAATGTCAAAGACAGAAAACTTAACCGTTAAGGGTGTGATTGCCGAAGCAAAAAGAGAATTACAACAAGAGCGATTAAAAGAAGCAAAGAGTTTGATCAAACAAAAACTCAAAGAAAAAGAAAAGGCCCAATTGGTACTCAATAATATCGATAGAGAAATCGAAGAACTTGAAATTGAGTTAGGGCAAAAATTGAATGTATGATAACGGCCCAAGTATGTCAAACATACCAATCAAGCTACATTGGGCGGGTTGGGAAACCGACACCTACCGCCTTGGTCAACATGGATGGGAAGTGTCCGCTGATCAAAATGTAATGAATCAAACAATCCGATTCGCAATACGGCACTTAAAATACAATATACGGGGTTTTTCTGAAATGGATAGGCTTTGCTATCAGGAACTCAGATACAACCGTACATTCAGCGACTCAGGCGGGTACGGAATACCTGAATTACCTATTCAGCTGGCTTCTGATTACAGAATTATACAACATGCACCAACGACCGATTTTCACCCAGTAGAAACAATCCCGATGTATAATGTAAATCCAGAAGTTAGAGAATTGGATGATCTGGCTTTATTTAAAAGATTACCACAAAAGACTAATCAGGTATATTTGAGGGAGGCTTCGTTATCTGAAGTCCTTGACTTTGCCTTATCCAAGCAAGAACCAAGACAAAAGGAAATTAGAGAACGACTAATGCACGAAAGAAGATTGGCGGAGGTCAGGCAGGAGTCAGAGGTACGAGCACAACTGAGATTAGTGGGGTAGATGTTTTGCCCCACTTTCCTTCTTAGGATGAGTAGTATTTGGGCCAATTATATACGGCCCGTGATACGTGACAAAACCAAGTTTTAGTATAATCATCGACGCTCAATTCAGAAAATTTATGACCCATCAAACCCATCCTTTTTGAATATCTACGGTAGAACTTTTCTGGAATATGGGCGTGCCTGTGTTTATGCTCGTGTTGAAACCTAAGATGTTGTTGGTGTCCATGGTAGTGTTTAAAACTCATGACCCCTCCTTAATGATATTCAGTCAAATTAATCGTTATCATTTCTTCGTGCTCTTCAATTTTTACTAAAACTACTATCTCTTCATATTGACCAATAAGCTCATCACTTGAATAAATACTAATTTTAGCAGGAGCTTTTAATTCTGACTTAATGGCATGATGTGTAGCACACATTTTTACAGAAACAAAAAACAAAATAAATAGAATAAAATATTTTAAAATTTGTTTTGCAATTTCTTTGTCTACAACCGAACGAATAACCATGATGATCCCTCCTTATTTTAGTTCACCCAGTCTTTCGGCCACTTCTATTTTATTGGCTATTCCATGAAGTCGTTCTAAATTTTTAATTGAATAAGCATGGTGGTGGTTGCAAAGGAAGGAGTCTAAAACAAAACGATCATCACTATTGAGGCAGGGTAAATCCTTTGCTACTCGAAGTGAATTACCATCCGTGCGTTTTTTCCAGGCAGTGTCCCTTATTCCTTGCACAATCTTACTAATGTTATATTTGGAAAGATCATCTACGGTCTGACTCAAATATACTTCTTCCGTATTTTGTTCTTTGACAACCGCCCCACATTGTGTTAACAAAGAACAAAGCAAACTGACTTCTTCAATGTCACCCTTGAAATCCATTAATTTGTCCATTACTCTTTGGGCAACTTTAGCCGCTTTCCAATCAAGCACTTTTACTTCTATCGCTGGGTTTTGCATTTTCTACCCCCTTTTATATAACGTTACCATTTGAATCAGTAAACACATGATTTCCGAATACAGATACAAACTCTTCATTTCGATCCTTGTAATATGAAACCAAATATCTGGATGCATCGTAGGCATCCAAGTCCGCCGCCCCCCACATAATAATAAGTTTATATTGCCTTTGAACCGCGGGTTTATTGGCCTTGAAGATAATTTCTGAACCGGGAAGATCCAATAGCATTTTGATTGTTTGCCTGATATCAGTAACCTCCCCTTCAGACAATTCAGAAAAACTAACGCCAATATCAAGCGAGTCGGACCAGATTTTATGTTGACGTGATTCAATGCTTTCCAATATATGTGCTTGTTCTTTGAAAACTCCCATGATGATCCTCCTCCCGGGTGGCCGAAACCACCCGGATTTTGTATATTTAAATCAACCGCTCCAACCATTGGAGTAGCTTTTCTTACCTCTCAAAACCCCGGTAGCCCTCGAATAATCATTCCAATACTCTGAGTCTTTAGCGTAATGGTCTTTGCAAATAGTGGCAGGGGAATATCTTGTTATAATTTTTTTGGCCTTTTTTCTTATCGATTCTTTATTGAGAAATTTTTCCATTCTGTCCAAGGTAGATTTTAATGGCTCAAAATCGTTTCTGAATAAAAGTTTTCCTTTGGTGCTAAAGCGATATTCCCTGAAAGGCTTGGTTCTAATAGATCCATCTCGAGTATCGATATCTACCCCAATCAATTTAAAAGCGTCCGTCATGATGGCCCGAGTGCTTGCAAAGAATTGAACCCCCAAGGTTTTCCTAAAATCATAGATCACCATAGGTTTTCCAATATCCCTTATAAAATGGATATTTTTTGCTCTCTTATCGTAGATAACCAGGGAATAATTCATAATTCTTTTGGCCGTATCGATTATTCCTTTTTTCAGGATGTGTGTCAGAATAGCCTCTGAATCCGTAGAATTCTTTTTTGCCTTGACCTTCTTTTTTATGGTGATATCAGTGCCGTTGTGCACGAGCACCATATCTTTTTTATCGAAAGGATGGGAGTTATTGGCATTAATACCCCCTATAGAGGCCCAACGATTATGACCCATGTAGAAATGGGCGTTTTTGCAGGCCTCCATAAAATATTCCGATCTATCGATAAATTTGTCTGCCGGAAGTGCCATTTTTTCGAGCCACTCAGTTTTCTTACCTTCGGCATAAAAGCCCGTAGAATCCTTACCCCTACGCATGGTTTCCCATGCAAGGGCAACGAGCAATTCAGATACGATTGGATTTTTACCTCTTTTTGGTTTTCCTATGAATCCATAAATTCCGCACATTTTCTAGTCCTCCCCTTATTTCCTGAGTTCAAAAATTTTTATAAGGCCAATTTTTTTCAGTTCATTTAGAAATCCATTATAATCGCCAGATTTGATTTTGATTTTTTTTCCGGTAAAAATTTCAATTCTATTAAATACATCTTGCATATAATCATTTTTTCCTTGGCAGATATAATCTTGTCTTGCCATTTCGAGGACTATTTGTCTTGCTCCCCCTTCAAAATTTCTACTATCTAAAGTTTCTACAAAAAATGTTTTCATTTTTATTTTCCTTTCTTATGCAGCGTTCTGGAAGTGATTTTTTCTTTCAATCGCCCAATTTACGGCTTCTGCAATATCGCTATTTTCTTGACTTTCAATCTGGCCGTCATCCAAAATTCCCAAAAATTCAATTTTTCCGGTAATGGAATTTTTTTCAATGATCCAACCAAAACCCCTTTTTAAAGATCTGAAATGGGAAATTTTTGCGTTGATATGACTCATTTTGCAATAATCCATTTCCTCGGCTACTTTGGCTTGAATTTGTTCTTTCGTCCAATTGCTTTCCTTAATCAATTCGAGGATCATTCTGTTCTTGGTTCCAATTTTCGGAAAGGATTTTTTTTGTGAATCCGGGTGAATCAATTCGTTCGTGCTTTCGGAAACTTTATATTGATTCATATATTCTTCAAAATTTGTAATCGTAAAATTCAATTCATTTTTCAGGGATTTGTCGGTGAATGCTTGAGTCAGAATGACCCAATTTTTAATTTTTTTGTATTCGGTCGTTCCCTGGTGGCACCGGAATTCAATTGCGCCCCTTAAAATGTAGCCTTGAAAATTTAAGGTCCAGTATCGGTTTGATCCCATTTGTTCTCGAATCCAGCTATCAAAGCAAGAATCTGGAGCTTGTTCCCACCGAATAAAATCATTATAAGGATTTAAATTGTTGGCAGTTTGCCATCTTTGGCAATATCCGTTATGACGTCTTGATCTGGAAAGAATAGCCATGAAATGGTTTTCAGCCTCGTACCAATTTTTTATTAAGTGATAAAGATTCTTTTTTTCATTTCTTTTTATTCCATGGTGAACATGGAGTCCACAGCTTGCGGTCGGGGTGGTAAAATCGGAAATTGCGTTGCAAACGATTTCGAGTGCTTCCAATCCTTTTTTCCCTTTTAAAACTGGGCTTACGATTTCGATTCCATTATTATATCCATTTCGTCTTAATCGGGCAGGAACCGGAAATTGGCTATTGCAGAAAATTGATGAATCAGATTTAATTTCCCAGCGATTCAGGTTACTGGCATTTGTTGAATGGCTATACCCCATGACGACTGCGTTATGATCAATTTCAGCTATCTGGAAAGCTTGATTGATTGCCTCGGCCACTTCCCCGTGATTCTTTTGGCTGATGCATTCGATTTCGATTCCATAAGTTCTTTTGTTGTTCATTTTATTTCCTTTCCTGTTTTTATTTGATAGTATACTAAGAAAACAAGAAACTCAAGGAAATAAAGTAAAAAAAGATAAAAAAATACAACAAATATTCGATTAAAATCATAAAGTATCGTTTTTATTAGACTTTTCAACTTTTACGATTTTTGCTAAATATGATATTTATTCCCAATTTGGGAATAATCTTGAATTAAGTCCGCAGCGGTTCCTTATTATATAAGTTCATTATCTGGATATGTCAGAATAAGCGGCACGTAAATGGGGTTAATCCAATAAAAAGGCCAATTTGAATAATAATGGTGAATTATGGTAATTTGATAAGTCGTTGTTTTTATTAGATTTTCGTTTTTAAGTAAAATTAATGTTATTTTGTTTTTGTTTTTTTTCTTGAGTTTCTTGTGATTTACCTATACTATCAAATAAAAACAAGAAAGGAAATAAAATGAACAACTTCAATAAAAAAGAAATCACCAAGGGCACCGGGGAAACTAAAATGAATATGACTCAGAAAATTAAAAATATGAAAAAAGATTTTAGGGGAATTGGATATAAAATTCAAGGCATAGAATCTACCGGAGCGGTTTCTAAATTTTGGCTCGAATTGAAAAAGGGCCAAAAAATTGATTTGGAAAAAATTGAATCTATCATGGATGCATGGAAAGCCAATTTTAAAAAAAATCTTTTTAACGAAAAAACCTGGGAACATTCAGATTTTGAAATGGAGATTCAATCGGAATTTGGGCACACTTTATTTTTTGCTTTCTATAAAAAAGGTCCAAAGTCCGAACTCTACAAAGACGGAATTGACGATCTCGCAATCGACGAAATGTTTTAAGGAAGGCCAATTAAAAAAAGGGGGATATTATGCCAATTAAAAAGGAGGACGGAATGGATAAGGAACAAATCAAGCAACAAATTCAGGAAATGATCGCCGAACAAATTTATGCCCATTTTGAGGACCAGGGGGAGGACGCCATTTCTTATATTGAAACTTTTGAGGATGCCGGGGTGCTTTCTAATGACGATGGCCTTATAATCGGAACCAGAAACGGTGAAAAAATCCATATTACGATTTCGTAGGGGGGGTAGAATGGAATATATAATTGAATCTGATCAAGCCAAAGAAATCAATAAGGCAATTAAGGATAAAAATTTTGCCACTGATCTCTGCAAAATGTACTCCAGATTAATTGACGATAGAAATTTAAAAGTCTATTTTTTGGGCTCTGGGCCAATTTGCCTTGATTCTCTTTACGGCTTACTCGAAAAATTTGGAGGTCTAATTGTCAGCTAAAAAAGCAAAATTGATAATCCTGACGGACTCTATCAATAAAGAATATCCTGACTATGCTTGTGGCAATTGCCATTCGATCGTAGAAAGCGACGAACACTTTTGCCCGATATGCAATATACAAATTAATTGGAATAAATTTTATCGCATGACTTATACTGACTTAAAAAAGAAAGGCTAATCAAATGGAAAAGACTTGCAAACTTTTCGTATTCGGAACATTGAAAATTGGTGGACATTTTGCTAAAAGATTTGATCATTTAAGAATTGACTCCAGGCCGGCAAGCACTCAGGGCAAAATGTTTAGTGTGCACGGGAGTTATCCAGCGGTAGATTTTTTTGCCGAGGGTCAAATATCTGGTGAAATTCATGAATACAAAAACCCGGAAGAGGTAATTTCAGAAATGGATTTAATCGAAGGATATCGAGAAGGCAATCCCAATAACCTTTATAATCGTATAAAAATTGCCATCCCAACCAAAAATGGAAAAGAGGAAGAAGTTTACACTTACTCATTCAATCGTGATACGTCTGGCCTCAAGCCAGTTGAAAGTGGTGAATGGATTATTTAAGGGGATAAAAAATGAATATGATTCAGAAACCTATCAGCCAAATGACAATCAAAGAAATCAAAGCTTTTTTGAAAAGGCAAAAGTGCCAATATTGCGGCGGATGGAAATTAAGTAAACCAAATAAGGTAAGGGACGGAATAGCCTGTGAATGCAAAAAATGTGGAATGATCAACGCTTTTAATTAGAAATTTGGGACTATTACGAGAAATGGAAGGATAGGATAATGAAAACCAAGGAATTGATCGAAAGTCTTTTGGGCAGGTTCGAAGGTAAAAACGGATATTCTGTCTTTTATAAAACAGAACCTGATTTTACGGCACCTGACAGCGTTTTTATCAATCGTGACTATAAAATGCTTGGCAGTATAAATGCCGATGGGTTAGAGGGTGTGTACTATAATATGCAAGGGGAAATATGGTCGCCGGAAGGGGAGGCCAGACCAATTATCCGCGAATTAAATCTTAAACATACCAGCATGAGTGTTGGTGATGTTATCAGGGATGATCATACTGGAGTATACTATATAGTAGACGTTATGGGATTTAAAAAAGTTGGATTGTACAGATAGTCAAAATATATTTTGTATTTTTTGCTATTTTTAATTAATATATATTGTCAGGAAGTTTTGGCCTGATTCCCAGGCCAATGGTCGCGACATTCAGTCGCAAAGTGGTGAACCCGGCGCAAGGGAGTTTGTTTTTTCCTTTTTTTCTCCCTGGAGCGCCGGGCACCCGAAATACTAATTTCATATTTTTAAGGAGGACATTATGGATACAAAAAAAGTAACCAAAACTCAGCTCGAAGAAATCGCAAAGGTGTTTAATGCAGAATTGATTGACGAAAAAGATCCTGCATTGCCGGCGGGCCGTAAGGCCAAAGCCACCAAGATCGATGATTTCAAGGAAACGATCGCAGAGGCCGCAAATGCAATTCTCGACATCGCCGAAGACAAAAACCGGTTTACCGACGAGCAATGGGAAGTAATGGCCGCTATCGATGTGACCGTGGCTAAAGAGTACATGGCTGGTAAGGAAACCACGGAGACTGTCGAAACCGCCGATGCCGACACAAAAGCCACCCCTACCCGTAAAAAGGCCACCAAGAAAACCAAGGCCGATCCGTCCAAATCCAATAAGGGACAGATCTATCTGGCGTGGAAAGATGGCGAGGAAGATATTAACAAGCTCCATAAAATGGTAGACGAAGCCGTCAAAACCAATACCATCAAGGGTTGGATGAAGGGTTGGAAAGTTGGTAAACGACTGCCCGCGGTTGCCAAACAACAAGCCTCGGCGTAATTCATTAACCAAAGGGTAGACAAATGAAAAATGGCAATTATCTTTTTAACTAGGGGTTAATTGACAATGAATAATGAAAATGCGCTCATACTCTTTTCTGGTGGTCAAGATTCGACCACATGCCTTTATTGGGCCAAAGAGAGGTTTAACAAGGTAGTGGCGTTAAGCATTTCTTATGGTCAACGGCATGAACAAGTAGAATTTGAAGCAGCAACTAAAATTGCATCTCTCGCAGGGATTGAACTGAGGACATTCGACCTCGGCTTTATATCCAAAATAAGTGATTCGGTTCTTGTTTCTGATGGCAAAGTAAATGGTAAGCATAGGGCTTCCGCTGAAATGCCTGCCCCATTCGTGCCTGGTCGCAACTTAGTCTTCGTGACGGTTGCGGCCATGCTCGGATACAAATGGGGTATAACAAATATAGTGTCGGGGTCTGCCGAAACCTACTCGGCTTATCCCGATAACTATTTAGTAACTCTTGACTATTTGTCAAAAGCAATCAGTAGTGGTATGGGCAAAAAATTTATTTTACATACTCCCTTGTTACATCTCGATAAAGCTGGAGCACTTAAAATGGCGGAGAATCTCGATGGATGTTGGGAGGCCTTATCATATAGCCATACGTGCTATGAGGGGTTTGTACCGCCTTGTGGGAGTTGTCCTGCCTGCATTAATAGGAAGAAAGGGTTTAGAGAAATCGGACGAATAGATCCACTCCTAATCAGATTGAAGGATGAATCAAAATCATGATATACAATGCTTCGGATTTTCAGAAAGACGTCGATTGTCTTGTAACACAAATCAAAGAAAGTAAAATCGCTTTTACGGGCATCTATGGGATACCAAAAGGAGGGGTTCCGCTCGCAATAGCTTTAAGTAATAAATTGGACATTCCATTGGTGAATTGCTTAAATGGTTTGCAACCATTAGTATTAGTGGTAGATGACTTAATAGACACTGGTAGAACTCTATATGAATACGTTAATGGTGGTTTTCATACGGCGGTTCTACATCGCAAACCACATTCACCAATTTACGATAAAAATTTTTGTGCGGAGTTAATATCGAACGAATGGGTTGATTATTTTTGGGAAGATAACTCCGGTAATGCTAACGCCCAAGAGATTCCTACCCGCCTACTTGAATACATAGGAGAAGATCCTACCCGGGAAGGATTGGTCGAAACACCTAAACGATTTATTAAGGCATGGGATAAACTAACGGAAGGATATAGTCAAAAAGTAGAAGATATCATAAAAGTATTTGACGGGAATGGTTACAATCAAATTGTATTGTTAAAAGATATTGAGCTTTATAGTATGTGCGAGCATCATTTATTACCATTTTGGGGGAAGGCCCATGTTGCCTATATACCCGGGAAGAAAGTCCTTGGTATATCAAAGCTCGCCCGACTGATAGAATTGTATTCCCGTAGACTACAGATCCAAGAAAGGTTGGGTGATCAAGTCGTGAAAGCACTTATGGATCACGTTCAGCCAAAAGGTGCCGCCTGCATTATTGAGGCCGCACATTTGTGTATGCGTATGAGGGGTGTGCAAAAACAAAATTCAGTAATGGTTACATCTTCACTCGATGGAGTATTCATGAAGGATATTAAAGCCCGTGAAGAATTGATGAGGTTAATACGGTGAAAAATAAAATAAGTGTATTTTTAGATTCTGGCGCTTTCTCTGCGTGGAGTAAAGGTGTAGACATTGATATTCAAGACTATATCACTTTCATAAAAGAAAATGAAGATATGATCGATGTTTATGCTAACCTTGATGTGATTAGCGATGTTGACCAAACTTGGGAAAACCAAAAGATCATGGAGGATGCTGGGTTAACACCATTACCTGTTTACCATTGCCGTTCAAATGAGGATATTAAATATCTTCATAAATGTATGGAATACCCCTATTTTTGTTTAGGTGGTATGGCAAAGGGATTTAGTTCGGGCCAGAGAGTAGAGGTTCTTGATAGAGTATGGTCTGTAATATGCAAAGAAGGGAAAAGTCCAAAACATAAAGTACATGGATTTGGAATGACTGCCTTCCGGCTTATGCGTAGGTATCCATGGTATTCCGTTGATTCTACTTCGTGGATAATGACTTCAAGGATGGGTTCTATTTTTATTCCAAGAAAAGAGAACGGGGAATTTGTTTATGACAAAGACCCATTTAAAATTTTCATCTCTGAAAAAAGTCCAAGTAAGGGTGTAGCCGGTCAGCATATTGAAACGGTTTCTAAGGGGGTGAGGGAAGTTTTTGACGAATATATTCAAATGAAAGGTTTTAACATAGAAGAACTTTCACAAGAGTATATTAAGCGAGATTTGATCAATCTGGAATTCTTCAAAGATTTTGAAAGCCATTTACCAAAGTGGCCGTGGGCCTTTAAAAGACCCGCTGGAATAAGGTCATTTTTCTAATGAAAATATATTTTGCAGGTGAACCATATTCTCATGAAGAAAAGAAAATAAATGATGCGGGGGGGGATAAAAGACTTTTCTCTTTTTATCATAAACAGTATTTTTTACTTATGCTAAAAAAACTTAACATAAAAAAATGAAAACATATTTTGCAGCGGTAGAACAGCCAGTGATAGAAAGAGAAAAGAAGGGCAACTATTTATTTTCTTTTTGGGATATACTAAATACGATTCCGTTCAGGAAAGAATCGATGAAAAAATTAGGGTTTAAACATGAAAATTTATGCGGCGACATTTCTTCACGCAGAGGATCAAAAAAAAGTAATTAGAGAAGGAAAATATCTACATCGTTTGTATTCCTTTTATTTTGTAAGGCAAGCTATAAAAAATTTTAAAAAAGCCATAAAAGAATCCAGATGAAAATATTTTTTGCCGGAGCAGGAGGACGAAAAACTCATGAGATATTAATAAAAACTAAACAATCAAAGCTCTTTTCATATTTTGCATTGGTTGACAAACATAGTGCTTTTGGTGAGTTAGATCGATTTTACGAATACATTAATTTAATTAAGGAGGTCGAGAATGAAGGTTAACAGGAAGGTGTTCCTTGATGCCCTAACGAAAGTAAAACCCGGGATTGCAAGCAAAGAGATCGTTGAGCAATCTGATCATTTGATTTTTGACGATGACAAGATTTGGACTTATAACGACGAAGTATATATCGCTCACAAATTTGAAACCGGTATCGAAGGTGCGATCAAAGCAAACGAATTTTATGCAATGATTTCTAAACTGGACCAGGAAGAATTGGAAATTGAACAAGATGATTCTGACGTTCTGATTACTACCAAAAATTTTGAGGCCAACATTAAGTCAGCAGACATTGTATTGAAAGTTGACTCAATTGAGATCCCGGCAACCAATAGTAAAAAATGGAATAAGCTTCCAGGCAATTTTGTGGAAGCAATGACATTTTGTATATTCTCGGCAAGCAAAAACATGGTCAAGCCTGAGTTAACCTGTATTTTTGTAACAGATGACTTGGCTGTTTCATGCGATGGGTATCGTGGTACTAAATTTGAACTTGATAAAAGTGTAACAAAAGACTTTCTCATTCCGGCTACAATTGCTAAACATGTACAATTATACAACCCTACCAAATATCTGGTAGATGATAATTGGGTTCACTTTATCAATAAGGAAAATACAACCTTTTCTTTCAGGGCTCTTGCGGCAGAGTATCCGGAGAACATTTGGGACTTCTTCGATATCGAAGGAACCAAAATTAAAATGCCCGAAGAATTGTCAGATATCATCGAAAGAGTAGAAACCATTGTAGTAGAAGAATTTGAACAGGATCGCTTTTTAAAGCTTACCATTACCAAAGGTAATATTGAATGTAAAGGTGAAGGATCTTTGGGGTGGGTAAAAGAAAGTGCAAAAATCGATTATAAGAAAAAGGAAAGGATCGAAATCCAAGTACACCCCAAACTTTTGATTGATATCCTTAATCATTCTTCAACGACGGAAGTAGGAGAGCGGTTGAAATTTAAAACAGACAATTTTGAACATGTTATTTGTTTAAGTTGTTAGTTCTTAGCAGTATAGCTCAGTTGGTAGAGCAGTGTCTTGATAAGGCATTGGTCATTGGTTCAATTCCAATTACTGCTACCACCAATAATGCGGAGATAGTGTTGGTTCTATGTGAGGTTTCATAAGCCTTTCTACGCGGGTTCGATTCCCGTCTCCGCTACCAAAAAAACAAAAGGAGGACGAAATGAGTGGTTTTGGCGCAGTGCTTGCACAAAACAAAGAAGAAACAAATAAGATTAAAGCTTATGAGAAAGCACCGATTACAACTATTAAGCGAAATGTAATTGCAGGTAGCTTAGTAGCAGGTGGTCTTGTATTTACTACTGTATTTGCTATGCAGATTATTAGTGGTATTATTGCATTGTTTGCTACTGTATTGTTTGGTGTTGGTGGATTTATGGGTATTCGTTTTCTTAGACAAGCAGACCCATTGATTCAACAGAAAACCAGAAATCTTATTGTTAAAAAGATGATTGAAGAAGCAAGAAAGAATTCAGTATATCAGTTGAAGAATCAAGTTCTGAAAAATACTGAAAGATTGAAAAGAGGTAGGAGTGCAAGAGATAAAATTGGTGGTATGATTTCAGGACTTAAAAGTGGTATAAATCCTGAAAATAAAGGTAAATCAATTTATGAGAAAAAAGTAAAAATGCTTGAAGTTGTAGAAGAAGCATATAAACAGGTTAAAGAAAACCTTACCAAAGCAGCTCAAGCAAATAAACAGTTTGAAGAAAAAGTTTCTGAATATGAAGACATGGAAAAGTATACTCAACAATTTGAGCAGATCATTGATGCTCTTGGTGATACTGGAGGAATGGACATTGATGAAATGATGTCTTTAGCGGCATTTGAACATATAGAAGGCAATTTTGATAATGCTTTAACTGCTATTGAAAATAAAGCAAGCGATATGAAACTTGATATGGAATAGGAGGGCAGTTATTATGAGTGATTATACAAAATCTACTAAAATTATGTCTTGGGTTGGCTTGGGTTTTTTAGGAATTGTTATCATTTTAGGTATTATGGCAACAGTAGTTTCAGATGATAGCGATAACGATGAAATGACTACAGAGCCACCAACTACACAGCAACAGATGTTTTAGAAAAGGGAGGGCGAAAAATGAAAAAGTATCTTGTTATTGTAATTGGCTTTTTGATGATTGTAACCCAGCCTGTTTATGCGAAGACTTTTAAATGGGGAACGGGAGGCACTTCAGGAAATTATTTTGGAATGGGTAATGATTCCGTTGCTATGTGCACCAAAGATCTTGGCACTGACAAAAAAGGTCAGCCCAATGAAATTGCAGTAGAATCGTCAAATGGTAGTGAACAAAATCTTATTGGACTGACCAATAAGAAGTATGCAGTTGCCACCGTGCAAGAGGATGTGCTGCGTTTCCATAATAAAAAATCGCCAGGGAAAATTAATGGTAACCGAATACGAATTTTACTTGACGCTCATGAAGAGACGGGCCACTTGCTATTCCCTATTGGATGGCAACCGAAGGGTAAAAAGAAGGGTATGTTCACCAAGCTATATAGCAAAGTCAAAAAGGAAAAACCAAAGCCTATCTCGATCAACCTTTTGAAGGGCCAAGTTATTGGATCTATGGGTGGTAGCATGGTTTCGGCCGAAGCCTTAAGTATGTTTCTTGATCTCCGAATGAAAGTGGTCAAAACTACTCCGGATCAAATGCTATCAAAAGCAGACAAACCCATTTTGCTTGTAGGCGGACAGCCATACAAATTAGTAGAAGATTTGCTCGCTACAGGTAAATATATGTTGGTGGGTATAGATGCCAACACATTGAAGAATAGGGCACCCTTTTATACTACTAAAAATGCCAATTATTCACAAAATGGTAAAATGACTACGGTTCCTACTTTTGGAGTTCGTGCGTTAATTGTAGGAAAGTATTTTAGAAGCAAAGCAAAAAACAAAGTGATGAAAGACTTTGCATCTTGCCTCTTTGATTCATTAGGGGAATTGGCGGATGACGACGATACAAACCCAAATTGGGAGTCGGTCTATGAATTGAATCAAGATAACAATCGAATTGATTGGCGATATTTCAATAAAATGAAGGACACGGAAGACGAAGACGAATAAACAAACAAGGTTCCTTAGCTTAGTCTGGTAAAAGCGCTGGATTGTCGATCCAGAGAGCGCGAGTTCAAATCTCGTAGGGACCGCCAATTTTTGGCCCCGTAAACTAATGGTTAGGTTATGAGACTTTCAATCTCAGTGTCCGAGTTCGAACCTCGGCGGGGTCACCAATTTCGGATGGGCCGGTAATTAATAATGGGATAGAGAAACTGCTGCTAGCGATAAATGTTGCCCATACATTGCAGGATCTCAACGGCTCATCCGATTTCAAATTTCTGGTCCGTTCCTGTACACTTTAGCCTTTTAAGCTACGGGATTGGAAATAAATACTAGATACTAATTTCTGACGCAATTAGGGCGGACTGGGCCGGCATCAAATGTAGGGTAGTAATAATGGCATTACGCCTGACTGTTAATCAGGAGGGAGTGGGTTCGATCCCCACCCCTACAGCCAATTAATAAGACGATAATTTGTTTATCATGGGGATTACGTTTTGGAAGAGAATGCGCACTTGGACAAAATCAATAATAGCAACAGCATAGTCTCCGGAGGCAATGTGTAGGGGCTGCCGGCCTTAAAAATTCGGCCCCCATGATAAGCAAATTATTTGTAAAATAACAGTTTTTAATTATAATATATATGAACAAAACAAACATTTGTCCTTTATGTGGTAATCAAGTCAAAGTTAACAAAAAGGGTAATTTCTACCCCCACGGTTACAAACTAATTCAGAAACATTCTAAGAGATCTAACTTTTTTAAATCAAAGGTTAGAAAATACATTCGTGTAAACCCATGTCGAGGTAAAATAAAAAATGAAAAATAACGAATTTGCACACCTACACGGTCATAATGAGTATAGTTATTTAGATGGGTATGGGTCGGCCGAAGCCTATGCAAAAAGATGTAAGGAGTTAGGTTTTGAATATCTTGCACTGACCAATCATGGTAATGTAGATGGTTTAATTAAATTCCAGAAGGCTTGTGATAAGGAAGGGATAAAACCAATACTTGGTTGTGAACTATATATAGTGCCAGATATGTCTGTTAAGAAAAAGGGTAGTAAAAATGCTCATTTAACCATATTGGTAGAAAACCAAAAGGGGTGGGTTACGCTTTGCAAGCTTTTAACGATTGCAAATTTAGAAGGCTTTTATTCCAGACCACGAGTTGATTTTAAAACAATATTAGAACATGATTTATCAGGGTTGTATTTTTTAACTGCTTGTTGTGGATCTTTTTTAAATCTGAAAGGTGGTATTAAATTTTTATCTGATTTAAGAAAGGAAGTAGGTGATGAAAAAATATGGTTTGAAATAATGCCACATGAAATACCAGCCCAACATAAATATCATGAATTTATCAAGGATAATTTTAATCTCGATGAAATCAACTTAATCGCTACTAATGATTATCATTACATATTAGAGCACCAATGGGAAACCCAAGAAGTCCTACTTGCGATTAATAGTAATGCGACATGGAATAGCCCCAAAAGGTGGAAGTTTGAATTTAAGGGTTTACATTTAAGGACTGCCGACGAAATGATGATTGCTCTTAAAGCTCAAGGTGATTTTAGTCGAAAAGAAATATTGAAGGCAATGAAAAATACCCTGGTAGTTGCGGAAAAATGCTCTAACTTTCGTATACCAAAACAAGACATATGTCTTCCCAATGTGCCAAATATAGAGGAAGAAAAAGTAGACGATGTTTTATATAATTCTTGCTTAGATGCTATTGACATAAAGTTTGGTATACCACTTGATAATCCAGACGCAGAAATACCAAAAAAATCGCAAATCAAATATAATAAATATCAAGATAGATTTGACGAAGAGTTTGAGTTAATTTCCAAGAAGAATTTTTCTAAATATTTTTTAATCGTTAAAGATTTTATTGATTATTGCAAAAAAGACGAAATAGGAGTAGGGCCGGGCCGTGGAAGCGTTGGTGGTTCATTAACTGCGTATTTGTTGGGAATAACGAAAACCGATCCAATTGAATATGATCTTTTATTTTCTCGATTTTTATCTGAAAACAGAATTGACTGGCCCGATATTGATATTGATGTAGAAAAAAGATTCAGGCAAGAAGCAATCAAATATATTTACGCCACCTATGGTGAAAATAACGTTTGTTCTATCTCTACATTAATGAAAATGAAAGCAAAGGCGGCTACCAGGGATGTGGGTAGGGTATTTGAAATACCAGGATATGATGTAAACAGTTTAGCTAACGCTATATGGGAGAACAAGGAAATTGATGGTAGTGCTGTAAAATATGCAGTAGAAAATACTTCAGAGGGTCGAGATTTCGCTGACAAATATCCAAAAGAACTTGCTTTCATTATTGAGTTGGAAAACCAGGCAAGAGGTAGTGGGCGACATGCAGCCGGCATTGTTATCAGTGGTAAAGATCTAACCACAGGTGAACAATGTGTATTGGTGAATCGTAATGGTTTTGTTGTTGCTAACTGGGATATGAGTGATTGTGAGTATTGCGGATTAATGAAATTAGACGTTTTAGGTCTTGCTACAATATCGGTTATTAATGAGGCTGTTAGATTAATCAATACTAAGCCAGGCGCATCAGATTTTGTTGTTCATGAAACTGATATATCAGACCATGGATTCTCTATAGATGAAATACCGCTTGATGATCAGAAGGCGTTTGATTTAATGTCAGAAGGAAAAACAGCTGGTATATTCCAATTATCAGGAAAACCACTGACAAGATTGTGCAAGGACATGGGTATTGATTCCTTAGACGATATTGTTGCGGCAAACGCTCTCGTGAGGCCTGGTCCAATGCAATCGGGCATGACGGACATATATATCAAAAGAAAGCATGGGGAAGGGGTAGAAAAAACACACAGGATATACGATAAAATAACGCAAAATACCTATGGTATTTTGGTTTATCAAGAACAGGTAATGCAAGTAATTAGTAGAATGGCGGGCATGTCAGAAAGTGATGCCGATAAAATAAGAAAAGTAATCGCTAAAAAAAGTAATAAAGAAGATTTTGAAAAATACAAAAAAGAGTTTATCCTTGGATGCAGGGAGCAAAAAACTTTTACAGACAAACAAGCCGTTGAATTTTGGGCGGAACTACAAGAGTGGGCCAGATATGGTTTTGGTAAGGCCCATTCAACGGCTTACTCGATCATTGCCTACCAAACCGGATATCTGAAAACCAACTATCCCGCCGAATTTTTTGCAGCCACTCTGACTTATGGTGAATATAACGAAAAGAGTAGGGATGAAAATAAACACAAGCAATATGTAATTGATGAAGCCATAGAGTATGGCTTTACAATTATGCCTCCAAAAACTAAATTTTCTGATCCAACAAATTGGGTAGCTATAGATGATATTTTATATGCACCATTCGTAGAATTAAAGGGTATAGGGGAAAGTAATGCGGTTAAGTGTAATGAGGTAAAGGCCAAACCTAAGATGACAGGGTTTTTCAATGTTGACCCAAGTCCAAAAAAGAAAACCAAAATCGATCAAATAATGGAAGCCATTCATGGTGAAGAAGATGAATATATACCAGACAGAGAAATATTAGATGAGTATTTATCCTTTAAAATAAAAAACCCAAGAAAAAAATATGTATCGGAAGATGTAGTAGTACAAAAAAACAAAAGGTTTAGAGAAGAGGTTAAGATATCAACTTGCGTTAAGTGCGGATTAAGAGAAGAGGCTAATAGTCCTATTCTAAGTTCAATAGGCAAATACAATGCTTATATCATAGGAGAGGCTCCTGGACTTGACGAAGATGAAGGTGTAAAATTACGAAATGGTGATGTTATTCATACGGCTTTTATTGGTAAGGCCGGGCAAGAATTATGGAATAGTTTGAAAGTACATAAAATTGAAAGAAGTGATTTGTTTGTGTCGACCGTATGTAGGTGCTATCCAAGCAAAACAGGAACACCAAAACCAAAACATACAGGGCAATGCTTACCATACCTGATTAATGAATTAAGAATGAATCAATGTAGATTGATATTAGCACTTGGTAATACATGTTTAAGTGCGTTCACGGGCCGTTCAGGAGGTATTACCAATTTATCTGGTACTATGGAATGGGTGCAAAAATTAAATGCATATGTTGTGTGGGGTATTAATCCTTCTGCAGTATTAAAAAACAGAAAAACGAACGAACCTCACTTTAAAAAAGCCATTAAAAAATTTGCCGAAACCTTTAACAAAACAAAAAAATAAAATATTTCTTTAAATCTTTTTATACTTTAATTATAACGTAATGAGAAAAGACAATCACAATACAACAATTTGCAAAAAATGCTACCACTGGAAAAATGGAAACAGTATGATATCTTCCGGCAAGAATTTTAAAAGATGCGGTAAGGGAAATATCGTCAAGAACACAACAAGAGCATGTTTCCAATTCTGGCCGATTAAAAAACCAATAGATCAAAAATATAGTAGGAGAAAGAATGCCACTTCATCTTGATTATAGACCAGAGTCTTTTAAAGAATTCTACGGAAATGAATCAGTAATTAAAAGTTTAAAGGCAATTTTAAAAAGAGACGATTTACCCCACGCTTGGCTTTTCGAAGGCCCATTTGGTTGTGGAAAAACTACACTGGCCTACATCCTCTCCAAAGAATTGAATTGTGATTTAAAAAGTACTGATTTTAAGGAAATCAACTGCGGCTCTCATGGTAAAATTGATACTGTAAGGGAAATCGAAAAGCAAGCAATGTACAGACCAGCAGAATCAAAACACAAAGTATTTCTGTTGGACGAAGCACAAGCCTTGGGTACGGGTGGCAATTCAGAACGCAACATGCCACAGCGCGCATTGTTAAAAATCTTAGAACAAGCTCCAGATCACGTTCACATCATTCTGTGCACTACTAACTCGGGAATGCTTCTTGACGCCATTAGATCAAGATGCACCACTTTTAAATTGGAAAAACTGAGTGACAAAAAAATGAAAGCTCTAATTGCAAGCGTTCTAAGAGAAGAAGAAGTAGGTGATTTTACAACAGATGCGTTAGAGGCATTGTTAGAGGCGGCGGATGGTCATCCAAGAGATGCGTTGAGGATTCTCGATCAAGTTATCGACCTTGAACCGGACAGTGTGATTGATGCCATTTCAGGATTTAAGTCTTTTGAATCATCGGTATACGATTTATTTTGGGCACTATTCAAAAGAAACAGTTGGGTATCAATTTCCGGTATGTTGAAAGACATTGAGAAGCAAGCCCCCAACGCAGAAGAAGTCAGAAGGCATATTAACAATCTGGCTAAAAAAATGATTTTGAAAGAGAAAGGAGGCGAAAAAACAGACAGGTATATGGACATTTTTGAAGTTTTTAGAAAGCCTGTTTACGACAACGGCTTCACTGAAATTGTTTTTAATTGCTACGAGGTAACCGCATGAATACTCACGGCCATAAGATTTACTTCCTTCTACAAACATACTTGAAATATGACTCAAGTGATCTTAATTTCCGTGACCATTTTTACAGAGGCTATTATGATTCTTCCTTCTAAATCGCATGTGGAGCGGGAGGCCGTGGGTTCGAATCCCACCCCTTGTCCCATTAATTTTATGACAAGGGTAGCTCAGTGGTTAGAGCGCCTATTACAGAATCATTATTCACCTCTGGTGTTTTTTAAGGCCATGATAATTTTTCCTTCTAATTTGCTAATCTTTAGGTCGCAGGTTCGAGTCCTGCCATTCACACCATTTTTCCGTGAATGTAGCTCAGTTGGTAGAGCAAAAGAATTTAAAAAATTATCAATCACCTTATTTTTCAAATTCCTTCAGGCTATAACAAATCTTCCTTCTAATAACGGGGTTCGACCCCCTGTTGAAAAAGTGGATACTTCTAGATTTATTAATAACCTGATTTACTCGGGCCATGACAGCCCTTCCTTCTTCCGTTGAAAAACTACAGGCTCTAGGTCTGTCCATAAGAGGGTTGTCAATCACCCCTAAAATTTTTTTGAGGAGAAAAAGATGAAACTCGAAATCTGCATCAAAAAACTGAATGGAATTGTAATTGACAAAGATTTATACCCAACTAACACTCTAAGTAACCGTCAAATTGCTATGAGTCTGAATGCAGAAATGATGAATCTCGGTTATATTATGAGCAACGACATGCTTTCGTTTTTCTCTCTACAATTAAATCAAAATGCTATTGCATATATAGCAGAGACAATAATTCCTACGTTAAAATATATTAAGGGTGCGGATGTTAATTATGAACCGATGTACCCCAATTTCCCTAAACAAGTAATGGAGGCAAGCGAACTCGAATTGTTTATAAATGCTATCCTTCATTATTTTACTCATGGAGAATGGAAACCTAATTACCATAAACTTCCAAGAAAATATGAATTTGAAAATGTAAAATTTAAAGAAATCAATATTATCTCTCAGGATGATTATTTGAATTTCTTTACGAAACTCCTGAGTTCCAATGAATCTCTCTCCGAAGAAGATAAAAAAATTGTTACCTATTATCTTGACAATGAAAGTGACCTGAGATTTCCAGAAGCAATTCCTTATAAGGAAACGATGTGCATTATTGCAACGGATCAAATCAAAAAACAAAGAAGGAATGTAGTAGGTATTGTAAAAACTGCCACGGACGTCTTACGAATTGCAACCTATATGAGTGGTGGTGATATATCACTTGCAACGAATACAAAATTTAAATCATTACCAAGAAAAACCAGACGAGTATTGGTTATGGCGCTTGAGCGAGTGATTTCCGAGGAAGATATTAATCGTCATAGAAATAAATGGTGCAAACTATTCCATAATCTGCATGTGGGCGATTATTCAAAGAAGGTATACCAAATTGCCAGTAAGGTGCGTAATAATCAAAAATTGTATACGATCAACTCAAAAGTGCAAGAGATGTTAGATAAAAAAGAATATGTAAAGGCCTCTAAATTATTAACTCAAAGGCCAGGCGAGTTTGCTCGTAGACTTGACTACATATTAAGGAAAAGCAATTCTATCGAAAGTCTAGTTGTTATTGATAATTTTTCGCAAATTGTCGATAAAATATCTACCAGAGTTTTGACACAATTATCAGGGCACCTCAAGGGGCGTTGTTTTAATAATGATCGTATTGTTTTTCCGAAGGGTAGCATTCAAAGAGCAATTAATATCGGTCCTCATAATAGTCATATTTCAAATGGTTTTGTTAGAGCAGTTTATGATATTATTGATGTTGAATTGGTTAAAAGATTTTCTAAATTGGAGCCTCTAAAAAATGTTTGGATAGATCCACGACTTGATAGGTGTCCATTACCTACCCAACAAAGAAGTGCATCCACTGGTTACGATATAGTTGGTAGGGGTACCCGCTTACCAATTGGTGACAAAAATACATTAAGATTTTTTATTTATTGGGTAGGAAAGGACATTGATTTATCGGCGACTATGCATAATCAAACATTTGATATTACTAAACATATATCCTACACCAGCCTAAGAGATAATAATACTCTTTGTTGCCATAGTGGGGATATTACTCAGGCCCGAAACGGAGCTTCTGAGTTTATCGATATAAATATAGAAGCGGCGCTTAAAGATGGTATACGTTATATATGCATGAATGTGCTTGTATATTCTGGCCCTACTTTTAAAGAGCATGAAAAATGCTATGCTGGTTGGATGGCTCGAGAGCATGTAAATAGTAATGAGATTTATGACCCAAAAACAATAATATCAAAAGTAGATTTAGTTAGCGATACAAAAAATATTATCCCGGTTATATTTGATCTTGAAAAACGAGAAGCCATTTGGACTGATTTGGTAACTAAGCAAAATAACCATAGGGGTGGGAATAATGTTGAGTCTAATCGGGCCAATATTACGGATGTAATGAAATGCATAATAAATATTCAAAACAAATTTACTCTTCATAATCTTGCCTTACTACATGCAAGTGCTCGTGGCGAAATCGTAGTAAGTAAAGAAGAAGCAAACTTTACTTTTGGCCTTGAAGATTGTAACATAACACCCTATAATATTAACACTATTAATTCAGAATTGTTGGTGTAGAGCATGATTGGCAAGTTGTATGTAGCAAAAGATTATAATGGTTATATCGTTGGTATTGTAATTGCTGAAAATGAAAGATCAGCAAATGCATACTGGCAAGGTCAAGGAATAACTCCTCACACAATTAGACACCGGACGATGGAAATAGATGACTTTCATCCGTCCGGTGTCATTCCCATCTTAAAAACAAGAGAGAAAAAAATTAATAGCTTGACTTCTAATAGAGCCGAAGTTGTGGTGCTGAAAGGATAATATGGAAATTTTTAATTTTGAAGAAGACAGAAAAATTAATTTTGATCAATTGGAACTAGAATGTGATGAGCAACCATCATTACTTTATAAATATTCCAAGGAAGAAAAACGCCTTCAAAAAGAGGTTTCTAATCGACATGAAACCGTAAAGATAACAAAGAGTAGATTAGTTAAAGATTTCCTGAATACCGCCGCAGAAGCAGGAAATAAAAAACCTACCGGAACTGAAATCGAGTCATATTACAGAACGCATCCAGACCATATTGATGCTAAAAAAAATCTAATTGATGCTCAGTATGATCTGGGGATAATTGAAACCGGTAGATGGTCTATATGGCAACGCGGTCAAATGTTAGAGAATATAGTAAAATTATTGAAAATGAATTATTTTTCCCGCACTTCTAAGGCCAATGGTTTTAGAGCGAATGATAATACGGTTACACAAGAAAGTAGGCGAGCCGTAAATCGCCGCAGAAAAAGAACTGATAAAGTAAAGGAGTGATTTGTTATGGCAAGAAAAAGTTGGAAGGATCGCAAAAAGAAACTGGGTGACAGGACACGTGAACGCTCCGAAAACCGAGAAGGAAAATCAAGTCATATTTTTTCGTTTAAAAATTTACCGGAAGGTATGGAGGTTAAATGGGCCGATAAATTAAAAAAAGGCCGTGAATCAAACAATTTTGATTTCCTTCCTTTTGAAGTAACCGAAGAATGGTATCAGCGGGCTATGAATTTCGATGGTAAACGAACTGGCATTGAACCTGGTGAGGTTGATTACAAACTTGAATATTGCACACATCGTGGCGTTGGGCCTGAAAAGGTAAACCTTATTTGCTTGCGTGAAATGTTCGGTGAAGAATGTGCAGTATGTGAAAGACGTGATTGGTTACTGGAAAATGCTGCTGAAGAAGATCCAGATGGTAAACTGGCCACAAGTTTAAAACCAAAATGGCGAGTTCTATACAACATTATTGATTTAAATGGTGATCAAGACATACGGTTATGGGATCATAGCTACCATCTTTTTGAAAAACATCTTCAAGCCGAGATTGCCTTAAATGAAGAAGAGGGTCTGGTATATTTTTGGGGTATCGACGAAGATGGGATGACCGTCAAATGGAGGGCAGAAGAAAAAACAAGGATGGGTTATAAGTTTATCGAAGCAAACCGCATTGATTTCGCTAAGCGCGATCCATATGATGAGGCAATATTTGATGAGGTATATCCCCTGGATCAATTGCTTGTAATTCCAACCTCTGAACAAGTTGCCAGAATTATGTTAGCGATGCCGGAAGATAGTGCTCCCGAGAAGGAAAAGGAAAAAGAAAAAGAAGAGCCACCTACAAGAAACCGTAGTAGGCAAAGATTCTCTAAACAAGAAAAAGAGGAGGAAAAAGACGAAAATCTTTGTTCAAAAGGTTTAAAATTTGGTGAAGACTTCAATAAACATAATGAGTGTAATGATTGTCCCGATGAAGAGTATAATGAGTGTCAGGATAAGGCTCAGGGCGATCCAGAACCGGAACCAGAACCGGAACAAAAAGAACCAGAACCGGAACAAAAAGAACCGGAACAAAACACCAGAAACCGTCGTCGCTCATCTTCAGATTCGTCAGATTCGTCACAAGGCACTACTCGTAGGAGAAGGAGACGATAATGGCCGATAAATTAATCAGTACAAATGAGGCCGTTAAAATTATAAAGGAAGATTATCAGTATAATATCACACGGCCTACCATCATAAATTGGATAGAGAAGTATGGTATCGGCATCAAGATAGGTGGAAGATGGCGAATTGCAGAAGCCAAACTCAGAAATTTTCTTGAAAAAGGGGTTAAGTGATTATGGTCCGAAGAAGAAGGTCTGCCGTAAGCAAACAAATCGAAGATTGTGATAGAGATAGTGAGTGCACAGTCGAAGAGGATATCGGACCCAACCCATCTAATGTTAAGTCAGAAAACCTCATTCCTTCGGGATCTACAATGTTAAATCTTGCTTGTAGTGATAATATTAATGGTGCCTTTGCTATGGGCACCATTAATACGGTCCCTGGTAAATCATCTTCTGGGAAAACGGTTGAGGCATTGACGTTACTTTCTTGTTGTGCCGTAGATGATCGATTTGATAAATATGACTTGATATTAGATGATGGGGAGCATGCGCTGGGTTTTAATCTTGATTATCTTTTTAAACCTTTAGTTAGTAGATTAAGATCACCCGCCATTGTAGATGATAAACCATTTTATTCTAACACGATCCAAGACTTTAAAAGCAACGTTCTTACTAAATGCAACACCGGTAAGCCATTTATTTATATCATGGATTCTCTTGACTCTTTATCAACGGACGAGGAAATTGAAAAGGAATATAAGGCGGCTTTACTAAGGGCTAAAAATCCTGATCAAGTGAAGGAGCTAAAGGGTTCATATAAAGCAGAAAAAGCAAAACATTTAGGCGAAGCGCTTAGAATGATCAACGGTAACATAAAGCGTACCGATTCTGCCCTATTTATTATTCAGCAAACACGAATGAAAATTGGTGCCACCTATGGGCGTAAATGGACTACCTCGGGCGGAGAAGCACCGTACTTTTACTCCTTCCATAGGTTATACATGAACCGGACCTCTGCCATTAAAGAAACCGTAAGAGGCATTAAAAACGAAATAGGGGGTGTCACAGAGGTAGAGGTTATTAAAAATAAGTTAACTGGGAAAAAAAGAAAGGCAGCTTTCAAAATATACGAAGATTATGGTATTGATGACTTAGAAAGCTGTATTGATTTTTTAACCAAAACCAATGAAATTAAAAAAAGTGGTGGGTGGATGACATTTGATGGTAGTAAATATCAAATGAAAGATCTACTGACCCACATAGAAAAGAATAATCTCGAAAACGAAATCAGAAAAACCTGTGGTAAAGTCTGGAATGAAATTGAAGATGAACTGAAACTCGACCGGAAACGAAGATTCTAATTGTGAAATTAAAACAGCTGAAGCTAAAAAACTTTATGAGTTGGGCAGATGGTATACTTGATTTTCACCCGGGTGTCAATGTTATTCTTGGTGAATCAGATAAAGGCAAGTCTGCCATATTCCGTGGGTTTGAATGGATTTTAACAAACAAATGGCCGCGCGGTGTTAACTACTGCTCCGATTGGGGAGGCAATACGGATGTAGAAGCGGTTTTCGAAGACGTTAGCATCAGGAGGTCAAGGCATAAAACAGAAAACATATACGCACTAAATACGCTTCAAGACCCATTAACTTCTTTCGGTACTGAAATTCCTGACGAAATTAAACAAGCACTTAATATGTCGGATATTAATGTTCAACCTCAAGAAGATCCTTATTTTTTATTGAATGACAAAGGTTCTGAAATTAGTAGGAGACTAAACAAGATCGCATCACTTTCTGACATTGATGTTGCATTCAAAAATAATTCAAGTAGAATTAGACGATTAAATGCTGATATCAAAAATAGTGAAGAAATCTTATCCGAACAGAATGAATTATTAAGTCAATTTGATTGGATCGACGAAACAGAACTAGAATTGAAGCGGGTTGAGAAGAAAGCGAATATGTTTTCTGTTTTAAAAAATCAAAGACAAGAACTAAAAGATGCCTTTGATAAAATCTTATCGGAACAAAAGAAAATTGAAAAGTGCAATAGGAAACTAAAATTTAAAAAAGACTTGCAAGAGTGTATCAAAAAACATGAATTGCTGCGAGAGTTAGAAAAAGAAAAAGACGTGCTCATTGATTTAGAAACCATACTCATTGACCATACAGAAGCAATAGAAAAATCAAAAAAAATCATTGCACTTAAAGATCGTGAAGTTGTTTCAATTGATGTAATAATTCAATTGAAACAAAAAACAGTAGAGGAGTTAAAAACGTTAAAGGAATTAAAAACTACTCTATTAACGAACATGGATAATTTTAAAAGTTGTAAGGAATACCTTAAAAAGATAACGAAAATTTATAAAAGTAAAAAACCGAAAACCTGCCCTCTATGCGAACAGTCTTGGAAAAATTAAATGAAACCCACAGCATTATTTATAGCAGACCTACACCTAAGAGAAAACCAGCCAATATGTAGGACGGACGATTTTAAACAAACCGTAGTAAACAAAGTTAATTTTCTTAGAGAAGTTTGTAATAAACATGATATTCCGTTAATAATATCAGGAGATATTTTTCACCATTGGAAACCATCACCATCATTAATTCGTATGGCAATTAATAATATGCCTGATTTTATCGCAATCCCAGGACAACATGATCTACCACAGCACAGCATTGATTTATACCCACAATCTGGTCTTGCCGTGTTAGAAGCCGCCGGAGTGGCCATTGTACTTAAAAATAAAGAGGGAGAAAGCTATAGGCCCGCATATGATTGGGGAAGCTTAGAATTCAAAGACTGGGAGGTAGTAGGGTATCCATATGGTATTGAACCAAAACCATCAAGCCATACCAAAACAAAAAGAGTGGTTTGCCTGATCCATGAACTTGTAACATATACAACACAACCATTTCCTGACGCAGAAGCAGAGAAAGCCAGAGGACTTCTTGCGAAATTGAAGGGTTACGATTTAATTGTATCTGGTGATAATCACCAACAATTTACTTTTCATCATAGAGGAAGAAGTGTAATAAACCCTGGTAGCGTTTTCCGAACTGATGCAAGGCAAAAGAAACATCAACCAAAAGCATATCTTTGGTATGGGGAAGATAATTCTTTTGAGGAAATTTGTATACCAATAGATCCTAAGGTTGTTATTCAAGATCATTTAAAACAAAAAGAAGATAAGGACAAACGAATAGGAGCCTATATAGAAAAAATGAACCAAAACTACGATATTAAATTAGACTTCAAAAAGAATCTCAATACCCACATGAGAAAGAATAAAGTTGAAAGAAATATCAAAAGAGTAGTTTGGGAAGATTGCGAAGGAGGGGTTACATAATGCCAGATGCAACAAATGAACTATTAAAGATGAAAGAAAAAATAAAGCGGGCAGAAACAGACTCAGAGAGATCAGATGCAATAGTTCAATCAACTATGGAAGAGATAAAAAAGAAGCACGGTATAAAAAGTTTAAATGCCTTAACGAAAAAAATAGATGATTTAGAAAAAGAAGTGTTGAAAGTAAGTGACGAATTTGAAAAGGATATGTCACAATTAAAAGAAAAGATGGCGGCGATTAAAAATGACTCTGAATAAAATTAGAGAATTAATTAGTGAGAGCAAAGGTAGGCGTGGACAAATACAAGATGCTATTGATATCGCCAGTGAAAAACTAAAAACTGCCCAAACAGAAGTTAAAAATGCGCAAGATGCACAACTTATTATTCAAATAGTAGCACAAGAAACTCAGTCACAACTTGAGTATCATTTAAATGAGCTTGTGTCACTTGCAATGTTGGCGGTATTTGGAAAAGACGCGTATTCATTAAAAATGCAGTTTGAACTTAAAAGAGGAAAGACTGAAGTATCACCAATATTTGAGCGTGATGGAAAAATTAGGAAGCCGTTAAAGTCTACTGGATTTGGACAACCAGATGTTGCTTCGATGATTTTAAGGCCCACGTTATGGTCGTTAGAAAATAATCGTAAAAGACCAATATTTCTATACGACGAACCACTAAGACATTTAAATGATCCAACTAATAGATTACATGAAAAAGCAGCAAAAATAATTCAAGAAATTAGTAGGCGTTTAGATATACAAATAATTATTATTACTCAAATATCTGAGTTGGCAGGAGCAAGTGATAAGGTGTTTAGAATAGGCAAAAAAAAAGAAAGATCTTATATTGTAGAGGAAGATTAATCATGAAAACTTCTGTATGCAATGAGATAATGGAGAAATAATGGATGATCTTGATTTAAATCTAATTGTTAAAATGAAGTTTGGCAGTCATTTGTACGGAACCGATACACCTGATTCTGATACAGTTTATAAGGGCATTTACTTACCATCAAAAGAAGAACTATTGTTATCAAAAGTAAACAAAAGTTTTAATTTTCAAACTAAACCGATTGGTCAATTGAAAAATACTTCTGAAGATGAAGATGTAGAATTATTCTCACTGCATTATTTTATTAAACTTGCATGTGAAGGACAGACAATAGCACTTGATATGCTACATGCTCCAAAAGAAATGATTATTGAAAGTACACCAGTATGGGATAGTATAGTAAAGCAAAGGGATAAATTTTACACTAGTAACCTTAGTGCTTTTGTTGGATATGCACGTAAACAAGCTGCTAAGTATGGTATTAAAGGTAGTAGACTGAATGCTGCTGATTGTGTTTTAAATTTTTTACATAAACTAGATAGCTCACACACTCCACTTAAAAATATATGGGATGAATTGCCAGATGGAGAGCATATCCATAAACTGCCTGTTGAGCCAAAATCAGGTTTAAGGTTATATCAAGTATGTGGAAAGAAGTTTCAAGAAACTGCAAAAGTGCATTATGTTTATGATGCTCTAAGAGATTTTTATGATAAGTATGGACAAAGAGCAAAAGATGCAGCAGCAAACAAAAATATTGACTGGAAAGCTATTAGTCATGCAGTCAGGGCAGCACTACAAGTAAGAGAAATTTTAAGAGATGGAACTATTACTTTTCCATTAAAAAAAGCAGACTATGTAAGGAAAGTAAAGCAAGGCAAACTTGATTATCTTACTATGGTTGCTCCTCAATTAGAAGCACTAATGGAACAAGTGGAAGAACTATCGAAAAAAAGTATACTTCTCAATAAAGCAGATAGGAAGTACTGGGATAAATTTATAATTAATACGATGATTGACTATGTTTTATGATTTCAAAAAAATAGAAGGAGTAGGAAATTTATTTAATATCCTTGAAAACTGTAAGGGTGTTGAGCAAGTGGATTTACATCATCCAGAAGGAGACGTATTCATTCATTCCGTCCAATGTCTTCAATGGGCTTTCAGAGAGTCAAAAGATATTGATTTAATATTTGCTGCTATGCTTCATGATGTAGGTAAACAAGTAGATAGTAAAGGTCATGAAAACTATGCTTTACAGTTGCTTGAAGGTTTAATCAGTGAAAAAACTGCGTGGTTAATTAAAAATCATATGAGAATATGGACTCTCATATTAGGTGAAATGAAAAAGTTAAAAAAAGTAACTGACTTTATTGATCATAAATGGATACCTGAATTAGTATTATTGGCAAGGTGGGATAAGATGGCGAGAAATCCTAATAAAAAAATCAATTATGATAGAATGGAAATTGTTGATAGATTGAGAGGGTTATGAAAACTTCCAGTTGTAAAGCTAAAGGTAGACGATTTCAACAATGGGTAGCAAATTATGTTGGTGAGATTCTCAATATCAAAGTAGGTAAGGATGAATTGATTGAATCAAGAGAAATGGGACAATCCGGCACCGATGTTAAGTTAATTGGAATAGCAAAAGAATTATATCCGTTTTCTATTGAAACAAAAAATCAAGAAAAATGGAGTATAGTAGCATATGTTAAACAAGCCAAAAAAAATATAAATAAAGGTACTATTTGGCAATTGTTTGTGAAGAAAAACAGATTCGATCCTATAGTAATAATGGATGCTAAAAACTGGTTTGATTTCTACAAAAATTACTTACTATATAAACAGTTTTATGATGATAAAAGCAAGTGTTTTAAAGACTTAGGAGACAGTCAATATGGTAACTAAAAACATGTCTGAATTAAGCAAGGAATGTAGAGATGATTTGTTCAGTAGGATTATAGGCACCGGCTACCTATATGATTATTTTAGAAGTTCACTTTTAATTAAATTATACAAAAAAAATTTTAAGGTAGGATGTGATGATAGTATAAGAATGCCCATTAGAGTAGAAGAAAAAAGAAAAATATATCATGGGGGCTGTGTTGGTTGTAACCAACCACAGCATATATGTAGCGATTGTCAATATAAAAACGCTGATTGGAATTTACCTGATTTGAATTCAACAACATCTACGTGCATAAAATTTCCAGTAGCACCACTATCAAAAGAAGATTATAAGTCAATACGGGATTTATACTTTCCAACCAAACTAAAAGCAAAGGAGATTAGAATGAAGGCAAGATTCTACACACTTAAAAAGAAAAGTTCTAATAAAGTCATTATTTGTTTACTGCTTAACAAATGTAAAGATAGCAAAGGACACAATACAGGTAAAATTGAAATTGCCAGAGGTATTGCTGTCTGTTCAGAAGATGATAAGTTTGATAATGATAAGGGTAAACTTATTGCTAAAAAGAGAGCAGAACATGCAATGAAAGAGTGTAAAAATAAAGCATTTAAAAGTAAAAGGGCAATTGATATCTTGATTGATACACAGTGTCCTTTCTGTAATAGCCTTGAGTATAATCCGAGTAATATTTCTTTTTTTGAAAAAAAGCTATTATTTGGAAATCCCAATTACAAAATTGACTATAATCATTTTCATAAAGGCAGAATAATTTGTGAAGATATATCTGTAGATTGTAGAGTTCACACTGATTTTACTGGAGGCTTTCTTACTGGAAGAATCCTTGATGGAGGTGCAAGTTGAAAAAGAAAGTTATCAATAAAACACTAAAAAAGAAATTTGATGCCTGGGTAGAATCGATTGAAGATAATCATGTACAAGCTTTAGTGAAGCATAATACAATTATTACTGGTGGTGCTATTGCTTCAATGTTGCTAGGAGAACCTGTTAATGATTATGATTTATATTTTACTGATAAAGAAACAACATTAGCAGTAGCAGAATATTATGTTGCTAAATTCAATGAAGCACATGGCAAGGTCACTAATAGAATCGGATTTAAAACTAAAGCATTTGTTCTCGATGGTGCGCTTGATATCGATAAGCAAATTAAAGAAAAATCCGATGAAAACTATAACTGGGCAAGTCGTATGATTAATAATCTTGACTCTGATCGAATTAAGATTATCATCAGGTCTGACGGTATTGCCGGGCTGAAAGAAGTAGATGAATTATTAGAAGACGCTGATGAAATTCCAGGAGAAGAATTAGATAATACGGTAAAAGAAAAATATCAGCCAGTTTTTATGTCAGGTAATGCAATCACGCTATCAGGCAAGATTCAATTAATTATCCGTTTTTATGGTGATGCTGATAAAATACATGAAAATTTTGACTATATTCATTGCACTAACTATTGGCTATCATCAACCAATGACGTATATACCAATTCTGCCGCCTTAGAGGCGCTTCTAGCACGTGAATTGGTATATTCCGGGTCTAAATATCCTTTATGTTCTATCATTCGTATCCGCAAGTTCATTAAGCGTGGCTGGCGTATTAATGCTGGACAGATTCTAAAAATGTCATATCAGTTATCTAATTTGGATTTAACTGATATTGATGTGCTAGAAGATCAATTAATCGGTGTTGATACTGTATACTTTATGAATCTGATCGATAAACTAAGAGAAACGATGCACAACCGAAAAGAAGCAGGTGATCCAATGATCGATATGGATACTTATATCACTTCAGTAATTGATAAGATCTTTGGTTAGATTGCATTTAAAAGGGCGTATATCATAATGCTCCAAAATAATGATGATATGATAGCGCCCTTGATAAATTCTTTTATTTTATTCATTATATCTCCTCCAGAAATTTAATAGGTACTTTAATAAAATTCGCTTCATTATAATCGTGGTAGGCATAATAGTCATAATAGATAGAATAAATATTGTTTTTATGTTCAAATTTTTTTCTAAGAGAAAAAACTATTTCTTTAGCTATAGGATGGGTACAATTAACAGGGATTCCATTGATAAATTTTCTGGTATTTTGGTCGAAGATTCCGATGATAAAGTCGTGATTTATAAGCATGATCCCTCCTTTATGATATTTGTTTAATTGATAGTATATCATAAAAACAAAGAAATCAAGAAAAAAAACAAAACAAAGTAACTTTAATAATCCTCTTTAATAGTCAGGTGAATTTCATCATAACCCACTAATGAAGTCATAAAGTCTTTAAAAGTTTTTCCACTATTGAGAACTGCCCGATTACCTTTTAATTTACCAAAGTATTGAGCAAGTAATATGCATCCTTGTGTGTGGAATTTAGTATTGCCTGGATGGAGTAGAACTTGAGTTCTATTAGGAACGTCCATTACTTTAAATGTTTCACCATAGGAAGAACTCATACGTTTACAAATATACTGTTGAGCTGGTATAGACGATACGTTTCTATTATTTTCTATGTCTGGTGGCTCTAATGTAACACAAAATACTTTCTTTTGGATTTTCAATATTCCAAAAGTTCCGTATTTAAAATTTTCTTCCAAACGTATGAGTTCTACTATAGGTTTAATCATCTGTGTCATCTTCTTTACTATCCCAAAAAGCTGATCCACCGAAAATAGAAACGGCCTGATAGTAACGTTTTACATAGTGTAGTCGCAAATACATTAACCATTTACTATACCAATTGTAGCTATCACGCATTACTAATCTTGACATATTGTTTAAAAATACTCTGTCTGCTCTATCTTTATCTTCAATAGTAGATCCCATATGATACATGAAGTCATGGATATTACATGCCATAGAAATATCACAACCAAAAATACTATCAGGCACTAAATCAATTTTCCATCCACCAGGCCCACAACCATTAATGATCTGTTTTAATGCTGTAGCAGTATAATTATACCATGATTTGGGATAGTAAAGTATTGTATGCATAACTACCTCTCATTCAGTTTCTTTGCTACATTACCAATAAACTTAATCTTTTGTGCAAAAGTTAATATCTTACTTCTATACGGTAGTTTTTCATTTTTAGTCATGCCTGCAAATATATCTGCTAATGCTGGCAATACTACAGCTGCCAATGCTACATATTCACCTACTCCCATTATACACCTTCCTTTTCCCATAGTAAACCAGTTCTGAAATCATATGCTATCTTTTTAGCAATTTCAGCAGTCACTAAAATCTCACCACTTGCCCAATCAAACTCTAATCCATATATTTCAAAATCAGACATAGCCTCTGCTAAAAATATCTGAACTACTGGATCGTCATCTGCCATTACAGCAAGTTTTTTTGCTGCTTTCTTAAATTCATCTTGTACTATCTCTTCAACAGAATTATTAATGATCAAGTTGCATTGTTCCTCTAATTCATCAATGCGTTTAGGATAAGCCTTTGCAAACTTATAACCCAGTACTTTCATGCCTGCTTTTGTTACTGCTGGGTTTTCCATCCCTACTTGTACCACTCGATTTAATGTCTCTAAACAACCAATACTAAACAACATAATAATTAATAGTAGTCCTAATTTTTTCATGATAAAAATCCTCCTTGTTCATATTTTTCATGTTCTGGCTTTAATACACCTTCATCATTGGTAAGGTTAATTCCTTTTATATGTTTGTCTTTACGCTCACCAACTACTAACCATGCAATTCTATCTTCTGACTGCTTATCTTCACATAAAATAATAAACTTACCATCTCTAATTTCTAATGACCTGACTCTGTTAAAACCATCAAGATTATTCAAACTATGTACTACTGTATTCTGACATAATGCATCAAAAGTACCTTCAGACATATTACTTTCTTTATCTATATTAATTTCAGCACTGCCATTTTTTAAATGCACTACACCTCTATAAATCAAATCATATCTAGGTGCTTCAACAAATCCATGGTATAATGTTTTATCTTCTTTTGTTGGATGATCAATTTTAAAAGTACCACTATTCTTAGATAATGCACCATCAATATGGCAATCACCATGTATAGTAGCCCAACTATTGTACATATCACCAGTTATAAGTTTATTGCCAGCACTACTTATTTCTAATTTATAATTTCTGTTTCCTAAATTATTGAAGCCTGCTTGATATCCGAGTAAAATATTTCCATATCCTGTAGCATAAGTACCTGCTTGATATCCGATAGCAGTACAATAATGATTGAATCTATCACTACTTACACCCCTTCCTGCCTGATAACCAATAAAAGTATTTCTACCCGTATCATTTACTCCATATCCTGCTTCGTATCCTATACAAACATTTTCACCACTTGCAGAAGCATTAGTACCAGCCCTTGTTCCAATATAAATATTATCTTCACCATAACTTATTTGACCAGCACCCTCACCAATACATATATTATTATCATTACCATCTATACTGTACCCAGCCCATATACCAATACCAATATTGCCTCTACCACTACCTACATTTCTTAAACTGCTATCTCCTATACCAACATTATAATAACCAGTAGTGCAATAATTACCTGCACTGTTTCCTATAAAAATAGAATTTTGACCTGTAATGCTATACTGTCCTGCACCATTACCAATATGAATATTAGTGTAGTAAATATTATTATATCCTGCATTCGGACCGATTAAAATATTATTTGTTGTGCCAAAATGCATAATTTGAGTACCATCCAGTGATATACCACCACCAGTACTATTTACCCATATTCTTGATTGGGCATATAAATCCTCAACAGTCATATTATCAGTAAAGGTGGCCAAAGTATTTCCTGCCAGCTCTCCGCATTTTCTAAAACCACCATCTGAATTCCTATAAATACCTCTTGCTATTACTTTATCACTTGGGCTTGTAGGAATATTAGATAAATTGACTCTTGATTTTGTTGTTAGCACTACATTTCCAGAAGTAGTGCCAGCTTCTGTTTCACCTTCAACTGTTATATAAGTGACCTGATAATTATATGTGGCAGTAGCTAAACTACCTGCTGATCCTTCAACTCCAGTTGGTGCAGATGTAGGCTTAGCAAGTCTTGTAAACTTTAAATTGGTTAATGTGCTATCTACATAACTTCCATTCCACTTCCAAAAACTTGTACCATCTCCTATATTAATTTTATGTTTGTCAGCATCCCAACCAATGAAGAAACCAGGACCAACAGAAGCGTAACTTGATTTGCCATTACTAAAAATCCTGCCACCACCCTGTAATTCTAAACCTCCAGCAGCAGCAGTAATAAGTGTACCAGAATTAATAGCTGTATCAGTTACATCTGCATTATCAGCAGGTCTGTTATCACCAACTACTGCTTCCCATGCTTGGACAGATTTGGTTTGAATAGGCCATAAGTATAATGATTTTATTTCATTAGCAGTCAACACCCTTTTATATATTCTAACTTCATCAATCCTGCCTTTAAAATTAGTAGCAGATGTAGGATTATCACCATTAACACCTATAGTTAATGGTGATGCAGAAGCATCATTATCATTAAATGCAGCAGAATTACACAAAACACCATTAATATATATGTGTCCATTTACTCCATCAAATACAGCAGCTACATGTGTCCAAGTTTTGAGTGGAACTGTAGTTGTTCCTGAATTTACAGGATGAGCACTACCATCATATTGTGTAAAATATATAAGTGAATTAATGCCATTTAATGTTACAACAAAACCATCATCAGGTACAATCCGATCTGATATAATGTAGTAATCTTTTGCTTGATATGATGCTTCATCCACATATATCCAAGCAGACAAAGTTTTACTTCCAGTTACTCCTTGGTTGCCTAAATCAACATAAGAATCAGTTCCATCAAACTCAAAACAACTACCTGCTACTCCTGTTGCCCATGTAGCATTGCTCATCAAAGTGCCATGATTGCCATTTCCTGAACTATCATATGCTACTGATCCAAGCCCACCATCACCAGTCCAATATCCAAATAAATTATCATCAAAAGGATAGTTAGGAGTAACATCAGCATTGTAAGCAGTTACCCAACTACCACTTGAATCATCATATCTAAAAATTAAACCCTCATCATCTGTATCTATCCATAAATCACCATCTCCTGCTGTAGTTGTTGCTGGTGAAGATGCTTGATAGTAAGTGACAATTTTCCCATCAGCAGTAGATTGTGCAGTAGCAGCATTGTTAATAGCTGTTGCTATTTCTGAATCTTGCACGTTAACCCAAGTAGATAATGAATCACTATACCTATACGTTTTGTTACCATCATTAGTATCAAACCATATGTCACCATCTCCTGACGTAGCAGTAGCAGGAGAACTTGTTTGATAATAAGTCACAATTTTACCGTCAGCAGCAGCGATGGCAAATGCTATATCTGTATCTTGTACAGATGCCCAACTAGAAGTTGAATCATTATATCTATATAATTTATTTCCATCATTACTATCAAACCATAAATCACCTGTAGTGGCTAATGATGTAGCAGGAGCAGAATCTTGTAGATATGTTCTAACACCAGCGCTACTTGAAGCAGCAAGAGCAGCAGAAGCCATTGAAGCAGCAGAAGCAGCACTAATCAAAGCTTGTGCTCCATCATCTGTAAAAACAGTTCCGATTGAAGAACTACCTAATGGATTTGAAACAGTTCCAGCAGAAGCAAAACTAGTCAATGCATGTGTTAGTGTTGAAACAGTTATCTTAGGAGTGCCTATAAGCGGTATATTGATGCTTTCAATGATTGCTGAATACGTGCCCCCATAATTACTATTGTTGATTGTTATAACATCATCTGGACGTTTATTGATGTGTTTAATATGAGCAGTAAAATTACACTTCTTATCTACAAAAAAATCCCTTTCAAAAACCATCTGACCTGCTTTAGTTGCAGAATCTAAATCTCTATAATATGGAAATGAAATAGTATCATTAGTAGTTGTTCCCAAACTACTATCTGCCACACCAATTTTTACTTTGACTAAATCAGTTTGTGGTTTACTTTGTGTTCTATACTCAATATAACCTGAATCATAATTACCTTTATTTGCATTATTCGATGTTTTCTTAAAAGTGGTATTGCCATCTTCTTTAGTTCTGACAATATCAGCACTGGTAAATGTAGCAACAGATGTTTTACTAAGATAATCAATCTCTACTTTATCGGCAGATTCTAATCGTGCATTACTACCTCTTAATACGTCACCTAAAACAGAATCATTATCTTCAGGGATATAAAATCCTTTATTGAAAGATAATGATTGAGCAGTCAATGTTGATTTTAAACTAGTAAAAGAAGCAGTGGAAACCATTGATGCTGAAACACCAAATTCTTTCAATAGAAATTTAGCAACACTGGAAGGATTAGTTTTTGTTGCTAAACTGCCATCAGATGCATATTTACAAAAAGGATCATATAAGCCGCCACTGCCATTAGGATATGCACCTACATAAGTAGCAGATGACCCTTCAGGCCTGTTAATTAGCGGTTGTACTAATCTATATTGAATCCCACCATAAGTGCCTATAGATTGAGTAAATGTATATCCTGTGGCGTATGTACTTTGAGAATTACCCCATTCAGCAGGTGATAGAAGTCTATGGATATCATATGTCCCTGAGTGATGTTCACCTAATACATAGTAAACACTACCGCCATCATTAATCCCACGTACTGGAATGTAACCAATACCAAATACTACAGGCACAACAAAATCATCTGTAGTATCAATTTCTGAAGGACTTAAAGTGGATATGAAAGGTTTATTAGGCCATTGACCTTCTAAAAATTTCTTTAGATAATCTTCTATTTGAAAAGTTAATTTTTGCTCTAAATCCACAACCTCTTTGATATTAAACGACCATGTTCCAAATAAATCTTCTGTATATGTTGATAAGGTGGCACCTACAATTAAACTAACCTTAACCACATCAAATACACCAGATGTTTTAAAGTCCGATTCACTCAATGTATTACTTGGATTGCTTACAGTAAATGAGGTATCGCTTGCAGTAATCACACTATTTCCCATCTTACTTGAATTTAAAGTAATGCCTTTGAAGCTCGATGGAAGTACTTTAGCGGTATAAGTAGCAGTTGAACCTAAAGTCCTGCGATATAACTTAGTAGACCATTTGTAAGTTGAACCAACTTCAAATAGCCAAGTTAATTTAACACTACTGCTTGCTAATATATTTTGTTGCTGTACTGAAAATGTTTTCATATGTTACCTATGGAACATAATTACCTAAAACCATTAGTGTGATACTTGGTACAGATTGCCAATGAGTAAACTTAATACTTCTTTTTAGTTTAGTATTAAATTTGACTACATATTGGTGCGAATCCTCAGGATGTGTCCAGACAAAACTATTTACTATGCCATTTGCTTTACTATTGTCAAAATATAAATCTAAAATTGACTCAGCATCAACTTGTTTTAATGTCTTAAAAGGTATAGTAACATAAAAAATACAATCATCAGAAAAGGTAATAACTTGTTCTGAACCATCATCTAAATATATAGTAGTTTGATCTTTTTCTACTTCTTCATCTAAATTGCCGCGAGGCTTAATAGATAAAGTATTTGTAACATCAGGAACTACTGTTTCTAATTGATTATACATTTAAATACCTATTATGATACTGTGCCAGTACTGCTTTCCACCATCCAATTTTCTTTTGTGCCGATATATTCAAACCTATACCTAACATTTTTAGAAATTAAACTAACTACAGTGGCAGCAGAAGCACTTATGGTAATTGTTGCTGAACTACCTCTATTTACTGATAAATCTCCTGTACTTAGAGAAGACATCCAAAAATGATCTCCGTCATTGGCAATGCTCATATTAGGTAAATCAAAAGTGCCTATACTACCTGAATCAAATCTAATATGCTTGTAAAAATCAGAACTTGTAAGTGGTCTGCCAGCACTTAAATTTACTACATTATAACCAGTCCTTGACCCATCAACTGGCACATATTGTGAATGATCATCATCTCCTAATCCAGTTAATGATCCATGGTCAGTAGTACTAACTTCAACCCTTGATATAGTTTCATTTCTCCAATCAATATAATTATCACCCTCATCTGTAGATATAATTCGAGCATTAATAGGGCTACTATAAGAAGTGTTAGTTTGATAGATAACTGTAGCAATTGGTTTTATTTCTGGAAATAAAACATCATCTAAAAGTAATGATCTAATTTCTGTTAATGCTCCATCTCTTGCTGCTCTTGCATTTGCATAATCAGCTTGACCCATTATAGCAATCATGGACCTGTCTTTTTCTGTAGTAGCAAAAATATGATACAGCACATAATCACCACTTGTTACTTCTGTTAATTGCCAATTGCCACCAGTGAATTGATTGTAAGCTAATCTTGTACTAATAGTATCATCATATGTTCTTGCACTATAACCAGAATTTTCACTTTTCACCCAACGAGGTACAGATCCAAGCATATAGTAAATTGGCACACCAGTAGTAGCAGGTACAGCACTTATTGAATGATAAATATCTTCATCTGTTACAGCCCCTAAATCAATGCCAAATTGAGAATCAACAGTTGCACCACTACCATCAACACTCATAGTATTAAGCCCCAACCCACTTATGTATCTCAATCCTTCTGTAAAGTGCAAATAAGAATGGGTATCAGGAGACATTTCTTTTCCGTGTCTTTCATCTCCTACATATATAACTTCATTGTCAGTAGCATTCCAGTATAGTAAACTAACAATTGCTTTTGTCCTTATAATTGTGTCTATATTAGCAGAAGTCGGATTTGCTATAGTTGCAAGAGATGCTCCATCAAAATAAATTACATGTACTCCTTCTGTATCACCAATTACTATAGTTGCTCCTGTAGATGAGTATTTAGTTCCTTCTACCCAATAATCAAAAGTTGTTGCTACAGGTTGAATAGTAAAAACTCTAGATCCATTAGTAAAACTAATGGTGGAATCCGATCTATCATCAAAACCATTAGTTTTAGGACTCATGTAACCTAATTTAGTTTTTTCAGTACTAGTAAAAGCACTTGCAGAAGTTCCATTAATAGATATTGAATTAAAATTCCATGCGCTGGCAATAGTAGCATTTGAATTAATACTGGGGTATATAGTATTAAAGCCAGTTTTCATCCATTGATAAATACTATCATATGTTACTTTGAATCCAAACCATGTAGTATTAAGATATTCTCCATATGCCAAATCTGTACTTGCTAAACTTGCATGTGTTTTTGATGCAGTAATTGCATTTAACTCACTGTTCCCCATCAGTATACCTCCTTACTCTTTCAAAAAAAAGTACCGTTTAATTAATACTGTAACTACTACTGCATCTGCAACTGTATTAAGCATAACACGTATAGGCCACCAATCAGACATTAGTATTGTTCTAAGTGATTCTGCATTTCCTGAAATACAATGCCATCTGGCTATCATGTTTCCTGTTTCCATAATGCTACCACCAAGAAACATAAGCCATATACATATATAAAAAATGCTGATCTTTTTACTATTAGTATACAGTGTAAACAACCACCAAGTCATCAAAAGAAAACCAACAATATCTACTGCAAAATGAGTTCCGTATAAAAATAGAGTCAAATCCATTATCATGCCTTTCTTTTAACTAGTAGTGTTTGAAACGAATCTTCTTTCAGCATTTGTTCTAATTTATCAACCCTTTTATTGGTAGTATCAATTGTAGCACTTAAATCTTCTAATTCAATAGGAATAATAGTATGGATCACTTCTATTTTTCTTGTTTTAGTAAATAGTTTGGATAGCATATCAATATATTTCCTCATTTCTTTAGCTCCTGTACTAAGAATTCAAGGAGGTTAGTTAACTTTTGATAGCCTGCTGTAGCATCAAGTGTTTTCTCAGTTAGAAAAGCTATCGTTTTATCTTTAGCATCAATCACATTGCCTAAATTCTTTCTGCTTAAATAACCTCTCACTTCACTCCATATATATAAAAGCAGTAGTAGCACTGCTGGTGGTGATAAGCATCCTGAAAAGTAAGTCCAAATTTTATCTATTAGTTCCCACATAATATTTATGTTACTAATTCTACCATATTTAAATTGTCAAGCTGTCCTGTCCATCCATTGTTTGTATCTGTGACCACTCTTAATGGTTGTTCACCATCACTACAATACACATCCACAAAATGACTATCTATTAAATTCGATAATATAGTTTTAGTGCAAAAACCAGTAATATATAGACTACCAGAAGTAAAGTTTTTTATCTCATAAAAAAAACGATAAGTACTACCTGTAGTTAAAGTGGGAGCAACTGATATTGCTGGCTCAATATAAGTATTATTATATCCACCACATTCTGCAACCCCACTACTACTAATATTAATTGACCAGCCTGAACTTAAAATTTCCTCTCCATAAGTTACAACTGAAACCATAGGCTCAATCTGCAATGTCAATGGAGAATTATCTTTAATCATGTAAGTAGTTGGTGGATCTGTTTCGTCACCACATAAACATTTAACATCTGTTACTGTGCCAGAAGCATGAGTTAAAACAACATCTGCATATTGACCAGAATAACTATCGAGAGCACCAGTACAATTTGTCCAAACACTATTAAGTAGTACTTGAAAAGAATCAATATTGGTAGTAGGAGTAATAGCACTTGCCGCACTATTCAGCCGCAATCGAATATTGGTTGTGGTGGTTGTCAACTGCTCGATTGAGACACACACTGGACCGCGAAAATAACTAGTAAGACCAAAATGATATAAGATACATTGTGCCCATCGTAAAGCCATCACACCATATCCACCAGTAGTTGCTCTATAGTGAATAGTGTCTTGCATCTCTAAGCCATTACACCCGATAATATAAACATTATTTACATCGCGGAATACTTCATATTTGCCTTGTTTTATTCCCGGCCAACTATCTACATAGCGCATTCCATTTGCACTATCATCATAGTTTCCAAGATAAGCAGAAATAAAAGGCAAATCACCGGAACGAGGGTTTGCTACGTCTCGACGTATATCTTCAATAAGCTCTGTTTCATTATCACGATATATATTATAAGGACAACCAAACATGGCATCTGTTTCCCCTTGATGCCAAAAAAACGCATGAATAGCCCCACCAACATTATTAATCGCGTTCATCATGTTGTCATAAACAGGACAGTTCAGCCAGCATCCAAAAGGGCCAAAAGACCACTCTACTGCCAACCCATATCCACCGTATCCCCATTTTAGCAGTAGTACTGAACATTGCAATTCTTCCCTTAATTTATTGCCCAAAGTAGTTATGCCAAACCCACCAGTTTGATCAATTGTTACACCATTCTCAGTAAATTTCACTAATTCATGAGGAGTAGCTGTTCCAACATTATGAAAATATTGAGCGTTGGATTGTCCAAAAATAACTCCGATAAACGCTACAGTTGTTTGATTATTAGTGCTAGCAGTTTCAGAATTATCTGACCTTTGAACAGTAAACCTAAACATAGCATTTTGGCGTGAGATGTAAACTTCTCCCGACCAAACCCCACCAGAAATTGATTGATTTTCCAAATCGGCATAGCTGATAAGTGTAGCGCCACCAGAAGCATTAAAAATCAAGACTCTAAAATTTGTGGGACTGCCGTCATAAGTACCAGATAAAGTAAACCGATATCCCAAGTTATCATCAAAAGGGTAGTAAATATAGGGAAGTTCATTAACTGTAATCATGTTCCTATATCCCAAATTTCAACACGTTTTAATGTTCCATCAAATCCAGTAGATGCATTAGTAAGCACTCTTAATGCTGCCGTACTGCTGGAGCATGTAACTTTTACAGCCCATATACCTGTACCAGTTATATTTAAAGCAGTATTTGTACAAATACTGCTTAAGATCAAATCCCCGTAGCTGTATGCTGTTACATCTACTATACATATATATTCATTTCCAATTGATAAACTACTATCAAAATCAACAGCATCTTGTTCAAAATAAGCATTTGTCAAGCCACCACAAACCATAGTTTTGGCAGTATCATCTTGAACCCACCCAGTTAATGATCCACGAGTAATTAATATTGTATCTGTGCCAGTATCATAATCATTATCAGTAGCAGTTATTGTAACAGTATTAGACCCTGTTTCAATTGGTATATTCGCAGTCCAACTACCTGTACCACTGCAAGTACCTGAATGGCCCCTGTCTGTAGAATAACCAACAGATGCTATACTACCATCATTATCAGTAGCAATTCCACTTACTACCTCAGTAGCAAGAGATGAATTATAAGGATTTGCTGCTGGAGTATTAATTACAACTACTGGAAGTTCATTATATGTTCCAGTAGTTGCTGTAGTTGCTCCAGAAGATACAGAAATGTTTGTAATATTACTTGGTTGATCATAACCAGAAACAGCATCAAGGAATTCTACATCATAAGTACCTGCTACTAAACTTTCCGTACTTGCGTGAGAATACCAATTAGAAGTACTAGTCCTTCTCCACCTACCATTAGTTCTGGCAGCAGACGGATCAATATTTACTTGTAAAGTACCTAACTCAATATAAGTGCCTGTAGTGGCAATTGTGGCACTTTCAGCAACGATCACTCCACTTATAGTTGCAGGTGAACTAAAACCGCTAACATCTAAAAATTCCACACTATAAGTACCTACTGCCACATCACTTTCAACAGTTGCGTGAGAATACCAATTAGAAGTACTAGTCCTTCTCCACCTACCATTAGTTCTGGCAGCAGACGGATCAATATTTACTTGTAAAGATCCATAGGTAGGCTCTGAGTATTCCGCGTAAACACTAATGTTTACAAAGCCCGCCGCAAAGCCGCTATTTTGCGAAAACGGTTCATTCGCCCAATCAGTTCCGGCAAGGTATGGTGAATAAGGCGCACCACTCGCATAGTATTGCAAAGCATTGTCAGGAATGTTTACAGGATAGTAGGTTTCGCCGTTTGTCAGGGCGGCGGCAGCAGCGCTTACGTCTGCTGAATAAAGGTTTGTTCCGGCATCTTCCAGGGTATCTAATACCGCGCCTGCTAACAAGTCGCCCGTATTGCCCACGCCCGTATTATCATAAACCCCGACTTTAAAATTTGAG